GCACAATCCTTTAGACTTTCTCCGTTTTCCGGTGCACGATTCCAACCTCTACGAACATTCATAAAAGCAGGTTCACCTAGCTCTACACAAATCTCGTCCTTGTTTTTTCCACTCCAGTCGCCATAGTCTCGTTCTCTTAGTAAACTATCTACCTTTACGTCGTCGAACCAAGGGCAAGTTGACATAATAATACGAGCTGTATAAAAACTTCTACGCAAGTCACTACAGTGTACACTTGCAATAACTTGATACTTATTTTTTAACTGTTCTGCAACTGCAAGAGCTTGTTGTACTCCAAGTTCAGTAAGTTCAGGATCGTGCCAACCTGTGCTTAGGTTTTTAGCATTATATTCTGACTGTCCATGACGTACCCAAACTGTTTTCATAATGCACCAGCTTTACGTAACTTTTCTTCTAAGTTAGGTTCCCCAGGCGTTACCGAAGACGTCGACGTGGAGGCGTGGGCTATATCTGTAGCCTTTTTCGAGGGCGAGCTCTGCGACTTGACGACCGTTTTTGAAGTAACTGTCTGTCGTACCGCCAACAGGCATGAGGTAAACCGGCGCTTCAAGTCCCGCAGATCTATATTCTGCAACAGCTCTATCAACTTCTGCCACGTCAACATCATCAGAAACAACGAACTTAAGATACAAGTGGCTGTTAGGAACACTAGCGTACTTAACAGCAACATCAGGCTTGATAGCATCAACCCAAGTATGTCCACTAACCGATAGTTTAGGGGAACAAGAGAATGTAATGTGTACCTGTTGATTATCTGTGAGGTACGTTTTGAAATCCTCTGACAGAGATTGTGTAGTATTAGTTTCGAACGTGACATTCTTCAAGTCCTTCATGCGTGGATGTTCTAGCAACTGTATATATGCTCGTTGCCAACCTAATAGAGGCTCACCGCCTGTGATTACCAAATGGATATCCTGACCATTATCCAATGACCAAGCACCTGTTGGTGTAAGTGCAAGTAGATCATCAACCAGCTGATCAATGTCTACATCATGTTGAAAACGTTTGAATGCAGGGTGCCAAGCAGCATAGCTATCGCACCCTACAGTCACAAGTGGGAGATCCTCAAGTGTATCATAGTTATCAATCTCATCTACAATCTTTTGGATCTGAGGCTCTGCTGTTTCGTCACTGTTCCTAGCAATACCAAACTTAGGACAGGTAAAGTTACAACCATACATACGAAGGAATACACTGGGCACACCTGTCCAGCGACCTTCTCCTTGAACTGAATAAAACGCTTCAGTATATCTAATTTTCATATATAAGTTCTCTTAATTCGCTAGTTGTTTTAGGCCACTTTTCTTTTATCTTCAACTAAATTTAGTCTACGATAGCATTCTTGTACAGCCACTATCTGTGCCCAACAATCCCATAATGCATGGTGCTTGCTGATCTTTGGACGCTGATAATCAGGACATAGTGCAAACAAGGTACGTGCATCACGCTCTTGCCAATAGTTCCATCCCCACCCACGTTTTAGTTCACGATAAAAATGCTGTAAGATGGTCATGTCAAATCCATAACCATTACCCCAGATAGCATCTGGAGTTCGAACCCAACGATGGAAGTCTTGTAGTACTTCGTCAACGGGAAAACGATCTGCTTCAGCAAATGCTTCCTCTTGTACGCTGGCTTCTTGTTTGCTCCACCATTCAACTGTGGCATCATCAATCTGATGATTTAAGTTTAAGTTGGCAAAACTTTCAATTTCAACACGCCGATAAAACGTGTTAGAGTCTTCTAAGTTATCTGAAATTTCACCATAGGGATTAAACCTAATAGCGCCAATGGTTAGAATAACACTGTTAGGGCTGGTCCCTAGTGTTTCCAAATCTATCATAATATGGTTCATTGACGCCTCTTAGTCTACAATTAAGTGGTTTTTTAGTTCATCAATCATCTTAGCTTTTGTAAGACGACGATCGAGGTTGATACCATGACCTGCTGCCCAGTCATCGATTTCCTTCTTTGTCATCTTGTTAAGCTCAGCTTCTGTAATGACAGCAGGTGTATCACCAACTCCTAGCCATTTCATAATGCACTTAAACATCGAATTCTCCATCTTCTCTGTGACCAACTCGCATAGCCATATTTGAGTCAGTTTCTCTTACCTCAACCTTACAGCACCATACCCTAGTGCCAGGTTCCCAACTTGGTAAAAATATTGTGTTTACATACTCATACAAAAAGTCTGACAGACCTTCACATCCAGTCTTTTCAACTTCTGTAATCTTTGCTAGGCCTTTCTTGCCTAGTTCTAGTAGTGTGTCTCGGTCTGGATCATCCTGTGCTACTAGAAGAGTGTGATCAAACCAGTCTTCTAAGCTGTCCTTTAGTGGACGTAATCCACCAAAGTCAACTACCCAGTTTCGAGCATCTAGGTCATCAGTTTCAAACTCAAAATGGAAACTTAGTGCATATCCGTGGATCTGGTTGCAGTGTGAATCTGCTCGCCACTGTCTGTATGCAACAGGACCTAAATGTCTGTATGTTTTTGTACTAATATATTTTGCCATGTTTATACTCCTTAGGCTTTAGAGTGCGCGGAATGTTTAAAGAGGGTCGAACACCTAGTCCTCTAATGTAGTTACATTGTAAGATATTTATGATAGCGTGTCAACTTTTATTTAAACGTGCCTTGAGTGCGTCCGCCTGTACTGCTTGAAACGCAATAATACTACGCATTTCTTTACAACGTCGTTGTGGTCCTGATCCAATGTGTAGAATGCTAGCATCAAATGTAATTAGTTTGCGTGGTTCGTATTCACTTGCACCGTATTCATCGCCTTGTTTGAATTGTGTGCTACCGCCCCAATTGGTATCCCATTCTTTATCCGTATAGAGAACACCGGTGATACTTTGTTCTGGTACAGGCCAATCAGTATGGAAATCTCCATCTATACCAAATGTGTTTGAACTAGCCATACAGCGTACGAGCATATAATCATCTGGCACCATATCCATGAAACGGTCAGCTAGTGTTTTAACAAGCTCTGGACAATCCTTCTTGAAGTTCCAGTTTTGGTGCGTGTAAAAACCTTGGAACCACATTGGAAAGTTTGGCTCTATTGTATCACAACTGACTTGACCAAACCGCCACTTTGGAACATATACAACTTCTGCAAGTAGTTGCACATGTTCATTTTCTGAAATCCATTCTTTATGTGTATCAAATAAGACCACGTGCATAACTCCAAATAACAACATATGTTAACATATGTAATAGTTGATCAAAACCAAACAATATCCAATACTGCGGATGTGCTGTTGTTAGTTTCATAATACGCGATACTAGTTCTTTACAATAATCAATAGTGTAGTGTACAGCGAAATCAGCTAACCCAACAAATAGAGCAAAAGGCCAACCAATAAAATAATAACAAATAACAAATGTAAAGACACCGTGTATAGCTGCATGGATCAGTCCACCTAGACCAAATAGTTTACTTTTTGCCTGGATCATCCACGGAGTTTGTAAACAGAAGTCGCTGAGCCAATGCTTAACTAGCAGTGCTATTAAGAGTTCAATCATCACCACCACTCCTCATAGGGGAATACGACCCATGTATCTTCTTCAGCTTTGTTAATTTCTATACTAGCATAGTCAATGTTAAATGGACTTGCTAGATTGTTTACAATAGCTGCAAAGCGAACATTCTGATGCCATACTTCATCCCACCGGTGTTTATTTGGATGACAGCCTGCCGGCCAATCTTCTTTAATCCATTGGAATGTAGCACCACTATCGTTAATATCGTCTAGGATAAGAATTTTCTTATCTTCATATGTGCCACCCATTTGAAAGATCCCAAATGCATCCTCTGCCATCCAACAGTTAGATTCTTGTTCATCGCCATCACGCAAACGAACATCCAGTGTGTGCATTTTAATACCAGTTAGATGACTCATCATTACAGCAGGAATCAACCCGCCTCGTGTAATACCTACAATGTAATTGGGTCGCCAGTTGTCAGAATACATTGAGGTTACAATATCATGTACACCTTTTTCAATATCTCTATTAGACAGATATAGTTTGTTCATCTCTTACCTTCTGCTTTCGCCATTCAAAATACTTTTCATTGTGCATCCATTTGCCGTTGACAATGAAACCCCACTCACGTAGTTTAGGACCAGGAACAAATAGTGACCAAGCACATACTCCTGGTTCTAGTTCTACACGATGCAGACTCTTAGGACCGCTAACACGCATATGCCCCGGACCACGCCAGAAACGTCCTTTAGGAGTAGTCTCCCAATAACCTCCACGTAAGATTAGTGTGAAGTAGGGCCAAGGATGATCGTGTAGTTCGTCTGGATCACCTTGTAAAAACTTATGTAAAAATACGTTAAATGGAAACCATTTACGATCTTTTAGAAACAAGTAATACCTTACCAAGTAGGGCTTCTGCCCAATGCGGTCTAGTATTACACGTTTCCTATCTTTGAAAATATTCATAAACTGTATTCGTAGTTATCAGTTGCAGTATTGTTCTGCAACGTAACTGCTCCGTTGTTTAAGTGGAATCTACGTGCCATATCCGTTTTTGGACTTAGTGTAACAAGACGTTTTACCCTATCGTTTGCACGACATTCATCTAGCAAACGAAACACAATGTCTCTGCCAGCACGTGGCGCACGACTCCAAACTGTATATGCTATACAAATAGAACCGTGTTGATCTTCCTGACAAGCAGCCTGACTCATTAGGTCAAGTTCCTTTACAGTAGTTGGTACTTCATTAGTATAGGCAACGCAGATTGCTGCCTGATACTTACCGTCCGTTTCCAACACATAAACCCG